AAAGATGCGGTTTGCTTTGACCAACAATCAGAACGGTCAGAAGCAGCAACAGGGGGTCGCACAGCACGGCCGAGAGCTTGGTAATGGCTTGGTCGAGATCGTGCGCGGCGCGCGGGTGTTTCGGCGCTCAAGATCGGGCGTTGAGTTCGAGGTCGAGATCTTGCCGCGCGATACCAGCGGCGGCGGCAGCAACGGAAGCAGCCAGCAAAACGGCAAGCCGACAGGGCAAAAGACCCTCCACAAGGAAGACTCCTCGCAATTTCATGAGATCAATGGCGACATGACGCAAGCGATGAACAAGCGTCATCAGACGATGCTCGATGACAAGCAGACCGGGATTGAGATCCACAACAACAAGAATGTTTACTTAGGCAGGATGCTCGATAAGGGATCGTTTCTCCAAGTGCTGCTCGCGGACGGCTCGCCTGCGCAGAACGTCTTCGGGCTCAAGGGTGGCGCGATCGCCGCGGACGGTCGGCCGAGCGCGGTGCAAGTCCTGCAGCAGGAGGTCGCCGAGCTCCGCGCCCGCATCGAGGCGCTCGAAGGACGCAAGTGATGCCCGACGTTCGGTTAGTTCAGCAGACCCAATTTCCGCTTTACTTTAACATCGACGCGCTGTTGCTCGGCGACGGCTCGCTCGACTCCAGCCAGGCGCTCGCGACCGCGGTCATCGTCGCGCTCGGCACCAACCGCCTCGCATCGCCCACCGACATCCTGCCCGATCCCGACTCGACGGACAGAATGGGTTGGTGGGGCGATCTCGACGCCGAAGAAATCTGGGGCGGTTGGCCGATTGGCACCCGGCTTTGGCTCTTGATCCGCAGCAAGATCGTCGGCACCGAGGCGCGCGAGGGCGCGACCATCACAAGGGTCGAGGCGTACATCCGCGAAGCCCTGCAGCCGCTCATCACGATCAGGGCGGCCTCGCGCATGTTGGTCAAGGTCGCGCATGTCGATCGTGAGCGCATCGATGCCTCGATCCGCCTGTATCGCGGCCCCGAGCTCGCGGTCGATCTTCGCTATGAAGTTCTGTGGGATGAACTGCAGGGGTGATGAGCCGACGAGCGACCGACATAGAGAGGCTGGTTGGCATGATGTACTTGGTCGGATCGCCCGCGGCTCATCGCCATCGAGGATAATTGATGCCCTGGACGACGCCTAGCCTGAAAACCATTCGGCAGACCGTGCGCGACTCGGTGGCGGCGTATCTGCCCGGGGCCGACGCCATGCTGCCGAACAGCGTGCTGCGCGTGCTGTCGGACGTGATGGGCGCGCTTTGTCAGTTGACGTTGCAATACGTTGACTGGCTCGCCCGACAATTACTTCCAGATACGGCCGAGACCGAATGGCTCGATCGCCACGGTAACATTTGGCTCGTCAATGCCGACGGCACCAAGGGCCGCAAGCTCGCCACATCATCGGTCGGCACCGCAACCTTCGTCGGACAGATCGGCGGCGTGACGGTGCCGCAAGCAACGCAACTGCTTTACGCTGCAGGATTGGAGTTTGAGATCACGGCGCAAATCGTTGCCACCGATGCCCCGACCCCTGCGCCGATCCGCGCGCTCGATCCGGGCGCGATCGGCAATTTGCTTCCTGGCACTTCGCTGACATTGGTCGGCTCTATCCCGGGCGTCGATAACAGCGCGACGGTCCAGACGCTCGATGGCGGCACGGATACCGAAACAGATGATCAGTTGCGCGCGCGCATTCTGCATCGCATTCAAAATCCGCCGATGGGCGGGGCGGCTGCGGACTATGTGACTTGGGCGCTCGCCGTTCCCGGCGTTACGCGAGCCTGGGCCGCGATGGAGCAAGGCCCCGGCACCATTACGGTACGCTTTCTTGAGGATGACCTACGTGCCGACGATGACGGTTGGCCCACGCCCGATGACGTGCAACGCGTTGCGCTTTACATCGATCAGATGCGGCCTGTCACTGTCATGGGCTGTTACGTGGTCGCGCCGATCAAACAGTTCATCGACGTAACCATTGCTCATCTTGAGCCCGATACGCCGGAGGCGCAGGCCGAGATCGAGCAGAGCATCGAGGCCATGCTCTTCGAAAAGGCCGCGCCCGGCGCGACCATTTATAACGCCTGGGTCAGCTACGCGATCATGAGCGCGCCGAGCGTGCAGTCATTCGATCTCGTCACGACCGATGACTACGTCATGCCCTCGCTCGGGCACATGGCAGTGGTGGGCACCATCCTTTATGAGTGACCGACACCTACGCCGCTCCGGTTCGGACTACACGTCGGCATTCCTCACCTTGCTGCCGCGAGGGCCGGCATGGTCGCGCGATCCCGATAACGTACTCGTCAAAGCGGCCCGCGGGCTTTGCGACTATTGGAGCTTCGTCGATGGCCGGGCCGCCGATCTGTTAGAACGCGAAAGCGATCCGCGTGCGACGATGGAGCTCCTACCGGATTGGGAGCGCAATTGGGGTCTGCCAGACCCTTGCTACAAGGCACCGCTGACCATTGGCGAGCGTCAGTTCGCGCTGGTCCAACGTATGACGATCGAGGGTGCGCAAAGCCGCGAGTTCTTCATCGAGACCGCCGCTTCGATCGGCTATCACATTACGATCAGCGAATACCGGGTTTTCGTCGTCGGCATCGATCGCTGCGGGGACAGTCGCGTCTATGGCGACGGCTCCAGCCCGATGCTGAACGAGTGGGATCAGCCGATTGTTAACCCGAGAGGCGTTCCGGTTGCCGAAGGCGAGTTGTCGGACTGGCCGCAGTACGGGCTGGGGCCGCCACCCAATCGCTTCTATTGGACGGTCCACGTCGATCAAGCGAAGCTGGTCTGGTTTCGCTGCGGTGGCGGCGGCGGCCAGTGCGGCGTCGATCCGCATCTGCGCATTGGCCTTGCCGACGATCTTGAGTGTTTGCTCAATCGTTGGAAGCCGGCTCACACCATTATCATCTTCGATTACTCGGGACTGACGCGTCCGCAGGACAGCAACATTCCGTTCCGAGTCTCCGTGCATCACTGCGGCGAGGACCCGCTGCTGCGCCTCGTCATTCCCGGTACGCCATAGGAGGCCGACCTTGCTGTACAACGCTCCCTTCGGAAACTCGGATAACGATGCGTCCTACGTGAACGGCAATCCATCGACCGGCACGATGGGATCAATCCCGCCTGCGGCATCCATCGAGCATCCGCAGCGCGAAATCGTAAAGGTGATCCAGTGGGCCTACGACAACAAATACACCGACATGGACGGCAACTTCTGCGAGGCTCCAAACTTCAATCTGCTCGATCAGTTGTTAAAGGCGATGTTCGGCATTACGAACTCGCGGATTTTGCGGGCTCCGCAAACTTATTACGTCAACGCATCTGGCGGGAATGATACCAACGACGGCTTAACCGCTGGGACGGCATTCGCCACCATTCAGCATGCGCTCGATACCGCGACCAAGTGGAACCAGAACGGCTTTGGCATCACCATCAACGTCGCGGCCGGCGTCTATGATGGGATTACTCTGCCGCAATTGAACGGCAGCGGCGGTTGTTCGCTGGTGGGTTCGGGCACCAGCACATGCACGATTTCCGGTGTCAACAAATCGGCTATTCAGCAAATAGTCCCGAGCGCCAGTTACGACATTGGCTATTTTTCGCTGACGTGCTCAGGGGTCGGCGTTCCCGGCGATCATATGTGCGGCATCATGATGTATGCGGGAAACAATCGAATTCATGACTGCAAATTTCTCAACTGTGGCGAAGCCCACATGATGACGATTAATGATGGCACGCTCATCCCGTATAACGGTATCGAGATCGCAGGCAACGCCGGGTATCACCTCTGGGCGGAATGGAACAGCCATTATACCCACGCGCAATTGCCGATCACGCCGGTTCTGACAATCTCGCAAGCGGTCGCCTTCACTTACTTTGCCGCAGCTACCAATGGCTCCCTCGTGGTTTGCAACTACAAGCAGATCATCGGTGCGGGTAACGTGACCGGTGCTAGATATTTGGTGGCTACCAACAGCATCATGGGCACGGCTGGCGGCGGCGCTAATTATCTTCCCGGCAATGCTGTGGGCGTCGTCAACACCGGAGGGCAGTATTCATGAACTGGTATAATTGGTATTGGCTCGCCGATGACGGCCGCCTGTATTCCAGTGCTTCGCAGTCGATGGTGTCTGCTGATAATCCGGCTTATGTCGCGTGGTGCAACTCTAACACGGCGACGATTTGGCCGCGCGATGATGCAGGCAATCAGACCGACGAGGCATTGCAAGAGGTGCTGCGACCTTATGGCATCTTTGTAAATCTTGCGTTCTACACTGGCGGCGCTCGCCAGAAGAAAGTGCAAGGCGACATCATCGTAAATGGCCTGCGGTTCTCGACCGATCCGCTGACAATGGGTTCGCTGAACTCGGCCTCGATCTACGCGCAGGGAAATGCCGGTGGCACGTTTGCCTGGAAGTTGCCCGACGGCTCTTTCGTCACGCTCAATGACGCCGATGTTGCCGCGTTGCAGAACGCCACTAACGAGTTCGCACAGAACTGTTTCAAGTGCGAGGACACGACGCTTGACGGGATCGAGGCCGGGACCGTCACCACGCGCGGGGAGGTTGATGCGGCGTTTGCTGCCATCAACAACAGCTTCACCGGGCTGCGGGATGTCAAGGCGTTGAACCAACGGCACGGCCCCAAGAAAGCATCCAAGGCGAAGTGAGCGGCGCGCAATGGCCATCGTCAACATCGAGGTCTACAACGATGCGGATTTCTATCGCACGTTCATCTGGCAGACTGTCGATGGCGCACCGATCGACATGACCGGCGGCACGATGGAAATGATGCTGCGCCGACATGCCCAGGATGAGACCGCGTTATTGCGTCTCGCTACCGACTCCGGTGAGATCGTGTTCACCAGTCCGACCAGCGGGCAATTCACGGTGCGGATCGCGCAGACCGTGCTCGTGCAGCTTGGGCTTGGCGACTACGACCATTCGGCCATATTCACCCGCAATGCTTTCAAGGTGCGTGTCTGGTCTGGCACCCTCACCAACAATGCGGGAGCCACGCGATGACTGAAGTAACAGTCGTTCAGGACGATGATGTCGTCGTCATTCAGGAGGACGACGCCTCCTCTATTGTTGTGACCTTTGACGACGACACTGAGATCATTCAGACGATGGAGCAAGGGCCGCCTGGACCGCAAGGGCCGCCGGGACCGCATGGAGGATCAGGGCCGGCGGGGCCGCCTGGACCGCAAGGGCCGGTTGGGCCGGCTGGGCCGCCGAGTTTTAGCGATGCTCCGCTGGACCACGGCACCTACGGTCGCAAGGATGCAGGCTGGGTGCATGCCGTCAATGCGGGCGGCGACACCATGACCGGCACGCTCGAAATAAAGATGTCTCAACCAAATTTGATGCTGAGCGATACCGGAACGAACGGTTGTTACGTACAAGGATACAAAGGCACCAAGGGTCGCTGGAATATCGTTCTTGGAGATCAGTCAGCAGAAACCGGCGGCAACACCGGGTCAGGGTTTGCCATCGCGAGAATTGCCGACGATGGCACCACCGGCATCGACAATCCGATCTACATCACTCGTGCTGATGGCAAGGTCAGCCTGAACGGCGATCCGACCTCGCCGCTGCACGCCGCCACTAAACAGTATGCCGACACGAAGGTTAATAAGGTCGGTGATACGATGACCGGCCAACTGACTGTCAACAACAATGTAGTGGCTGCCAATGGCGGATCTTTAATTGTAGACGGTGCGTCGGGCACAAATCGTTATCTTTTTAGTAGAGTGGGCACAGCTTGGCGCTGGGGCTTAAACCTTGCCAATTCCACTGCGGAAACCGGCGGGAACGTCGGTTCGGATTTTTCCGTCGATCGCTTCAACGATGCTGGCACTTATGTCGACTCACCAATTAAAATTAACCGCCAGACCGGCCAGATTGCGATGGGCACTGCCGCAGGCATGTCGAGCAACGCAGGTGTGGCGGTTGGGGAAGGCTTCGTGGTCGCCGCCTATTCTGGACAGGGCTTTCAAATACTTGGAAACGGGTCAACGACGCCAAATAAATTCATCCGCGTGTCTGGCGGTCGCTTTCAGATTATCAACAGCACAAACAGCGCGGCCATTCTCGACCTGGGCGACATCGGCGATCTCATGGCTAACACTTTTCAAATTTTGGGAACTTCTACATATTTCAACGCCGATGCTTCGAACGCATATTGGGTAAACAACAACAACTGTTATATGATGTATACCAAGGCATCCGGCAAGCATACGTGGTATGTCAACAACGCCGAGTTGATGAATTTGCAGATCGGCGGCGTTCTAACAATTCAAAATCAAGCATACAAACCCGGCGGCGGGCCTTGGATCGACAGCTCCGACATCCGCATCAAGACCGTCGAAGGTGAGTACACGCGCGGGCTCGATGATGTCGCCAAGTTGCGGCCGATCATCTACACGTTCAAGGGCAACGACACGGGCGACCCTCCCGCCCATGTAAGACTACCGGGTGATCCGGTGCCGAAAGAAGCTCCGACGGTTCCGTACCCCACCAGCCCGCACTGTCAGGCGGCGACAGACGGCACGAAGTACACCGGATTGATCGCGCAGGAAGTCGAGAGCGTCTTTCCTGAAATGGTGTCTCAGAAGAGCGGATACATCGACGGCGCGGCCGTTTCTGATCTGCGCGACATCGATACCACGCCGCTGATTTATGCGCTCATCAACTGCGTCAAGGAACTGAAGGCGCGGATCGAGGCGCTTGAAGGAGAAGCAAAATGACGCTGACCTACGAAGAGACATTTCAGTTAGCTAAAGATGAGACGTTCCGTGGTCGGGTGGCGGTCGCCTGCACTAAGTTTGCGGCGTACATCACGGATGAAGACCCGAGCACCCCGGCGCATCCGACACGATATAAGTGGGCGCAAAATACGCTAGTGGCACCCGAGGTGGCCGCGAACCTCGTGATCCCGACCGCGGTCTGGGATGACGCGGTTCAAACTGATGGCGATAATGTCTCCGACGAAGCGTTGCAGGGCGCGGTCGAGACTGCGGTGCAGAAGTTGATCTAATGACTTGCCGCGCTTGCGAGCAACGGCGCGCGGCCATGCTGGCACAGTATCGATGGTTGGCTGCGGCGATCCGCAAGGGCTGTTATGGTGAAGACCGCCGCGGCGTTCATCTTGTCGATCGCGAGCGCGCTCGCCGCCGAGCCGCGGCTGATCCTGCTGCACAGCGTCGATAAGCACGAGGTGCTGATCAACCCGGCGCAAGTCGCGAGCCTGCGATCGCGGGCCGAGAACAAGCCGACCAAGCTGCTAACCGAAAAAGCGGAATGCCAAATCAACCTAACTGACGGGCGATATGTCACCGTCATTGAGAACTGCCAAACTGTCCGTGAACTGATCGAGCGAAGAAAGTAACCCTGAAACAAGGAGAACGCCTATGCCGTTCGTTAAAGGCTATCTCGAAGAGAAGATTATCGCAGAACCAGGACGCCCGTCGCATCCGATCGCGCCCGGAGGAACGACGCCGCCATGGGGCATCGAAGGGCCGGTCGATCCCGGCTATGGCTATCCGCTGCCGCCGGTGATCAATGGCGGTCCCCCGTTGTATCCTGACCAAGGCCTGCCGCCAGTTCACGGCCGGCCCTCGCATCCGATCCAGCCGACCTATCCGGTCGACCCCGATTATGGCCTGCCTGTAGCGCCCGGGATCTGGCCGCAACCGCCGATCACGACGTGGCCGCCGCCGACACCGGTACACCCGAGTCACCCGATCTACCCGAGCGGCGGTCACCCGAGCCATGGATTGCCGCCGGCGCCAGCGCGTCCAGACCAAGGATTGCCGCCGAGCGGCGAGCACCCCGAGCATCCAATCGAATTACCGCCGGGGAGCGTATACCCACCCTTGCCACCGTCGATTCAAGGACCGATACTTTGTTTCGTCTGGGTGGTTGGAGTGGGCTATCGATGGGTAAGCATCGACCCATCACTAACGCCGTCGCATCCGATCCGCATGCCAGGGCACCCTGATCAAGGCCTGCCGCCAACGCCCCAGCCGAAGAAATAACCAATTCGTGACGCGGCCGTGCAGTGTATCCAGCACCGCACGGCCGCTTGCACCGAGAACAACGGGAGTGTTCCAGATGCCGGCCCCTGGTATAGCGCACAATTACATTGATCTCACCGGCCAACGGTTTGGGAAACTTGTTGCGATTGAACCTGTTGGCCGGAGTGGCCGCAAAATAGTTTGGTTGTTGACCTGCGATTGCGGTCGCCCACACATGGCACGTTCTACTCATCTGCGCGGGGGACGTATCAAATCTTGTGGGTGTTACAGACGTGAATGGACCATAGCCCGCCACACAACCCATGGTGAAACCAACACCGGGACGTATGAATCTTGGACCGATATGCGTAAAAGATGCCGCAATCCCAAGCATAAGGATTTCCGCAGTTACGGCGGGCGCGGGATTGGTATTTGCGAGCGCTGGGACAGCTATGAAAATTTCCGGACTGACATGGGTCCGCGTCCCGTTGGTTATTCAATCGAGCGCGTGGACGTGAACGGGAACTACTGCCCGGAAAACTGCATCTGGATTCCGATGGTCCAGCAGGCCAAGAACAAGCGCCAGAGCAAGACAAGGAGGCAAGAATGTCTCTCGCCGGCATCCTACTCGGGCTCATCGATATAGCGATCGTGGTTGTGATCCTGCTGCTCGTCGGCGCGGTCGCGCTTTGGATCTTCGGGTGGCTCGGGTTTGCGATCCCGGCGAACGTGGAGAAGCTTTATCTCGCGATCGTCGCGCTGATTGCACTCTATATGCTGGTCAGCCTCGTCCTAGGCGTTCCGAGCTTTCGCATCCTGCATGCTCATGTTATATCCCCTGTCGGAGTGATCCCCGGGTGGGGTTAGTTCCATTTCTCACACAATGCCAACCTTTGAAGCCTCGGGCCCTCCCGGGGCTTTTTTTATGCGTCACGCGTGACGCTCGTGCGTTATCCCCTCGCGTAAACCCCAAAGGAGATGAAATGAACCAGCAATATCAAGGCAAGCCGGTTAGCAACGTGCGCGACGCACGGCAAGGCGACCAGGGTTTTCAAGAGAACAGCGATCAGGTCGTTGTCACGCTGCAGGACGGAACCACGAAGACTGTCAAACGCAGCGAAGTGACGCAAGCGCAACAGAAGTAAGCCTCAACTGAGCCCCGGTCCGCCGGGGCTTTTTTTATCGTCGGCACCGCCACGACTTGCCGCCGTTCGTGTAGTACCGCCCCTTCCCGCGGCAGATGTCGAACGCGAAGGCTTTGGATTTTCGTTTGGGCGAGCTCGGCGCGACGGCCGGCGGCTCGAGGATCGGCGCGACGGCGAGCGGCTCGACCGGCCCGGCCGAGGCAATCGCGAGGCGATCGGCTTTGATGCCGGACGAGACCGGTGCCAGCGCGGCGGGCCGCGGCAAGGCGGGAGCCGGCGGCGGCGGGCCGGCGGCGAACAGCAGCACCAGCAGCACGATCGCGAACACGATCACCCCAGCAACGGCGGCGAGGGCATGGTTCATGACAACGCGACCACGCCGAACATGAGCGCGGCGGCATCGGCTCCCGCGGCAGTGTCGCCCCGGCTGTATCGAGCAAACACAAGGCCGTCGCGCCAGGACGTCAGGGTGCCCGCCTCCGCGCGGCCATGGTCGCGGTAAATAACCGTGCGGCCGATATCGGCCGGCCTGAGCTCTTCATAGACGAGAGGCTCGGTTTCCCAGGAACAGATGAAGCCACGGCGGCCGTCTCTGACGTTGTGGACTATCATTGCTTCTTCTTCTCGATGAGACCCTGCTCCTCGCACCATGCGAGGAAGTTTTTAAGGACGAAATCTTCGAGGTACACGAAGTGATCGCCTTCCTCGCGAGGGGCCCGCAGCGCGATCATGTAGCCATCGAACGACGCATAGAGCCCGTCGCCGAGATGTGTTTCCTTTGTGCTCATAGCCACTCGTCCTCATTTGTTAGTTCGCCTTCCCGGTCTGCGGCAGCATGCCGACGAGGCGACCTTGGCTTTGCCGCCATGGCCGTTCGATCACCAGCGGACCAAGGTGCGGGCGCTCGCCGCGCGGCCGGATGATATCTCGCCGCCCCGTGAGCATGCCGACGTCCTGATCCTCGCCAGAGAAAATCACGACCTCTACCCGGTCGGGATGGTTGGCGATGCCTTCGGTCTTGAATTGAACAAGCAGTCGCTCGGCCTCGGCCGCATCACCGGTTTTTTCGAGTATCCAGGCTTCGTCGACAAAGACGCAGCAGCGAGTCTTGAGGATCGCAAACAGGGCGCGCATAAGCATCGCTGCGATATCCTTGTCCTCGCATGGCATCGGCGTCGCTGCCCGTTCACCGTTGCCGTTGACATAGAGCCAACCCGCCGACACGCGGCTGTCCTTATTGAATGTGAACTCGGCAAACTCCGACGCCTCGTTGATTAGTTCGCGCAACTGTTTCTCGCTCATGGCGACACCCGCGAGTACAGCAGCGGCGGAAACTCTCGATTAAAAGGGCGCAACGGTCTCGAGCGCGCCCACAAGTCGGCGACCTCGACGCCGAGCTTCTCGGCAATGATCACCAGCCGTTTGGCGGGGACCGTGACTTCTCCGGCTTCATACTTCCAAAGCTGAATGCGCTTTACTCCGATCGCATCCGCGAAGTCTTGCGATCGAATATTGAGCGCCTTGCGATACTGTCGAATGAGTGCGCCTTGTTCTTTCTTCCCATTACGCATTTTGCACAAGCTCCCGATGTGTTTTCTCTTCTTCCTGCCTGTCTACGCTGGCAAAATTTCCAAATCGGCGGCAAGGGGTCGAGCCCTCGCGCAACTTTCGGAAATAGTTCCTGCGGAAAGCGCAAGCTGTCGTGGGCCTGTCGGCGTGTCGCCGCTATTTGTTGCGGGTCGCATACCGCGGTAGGGGAAGCGCCGGCTGCCCCCCGGTGGGGGACAAAAAAACCTTTATGACCAATCACTATTCGATCATGCGCAATCGAATTGCGGTGCAAGCTGTGTGAGTTAGGTCCTTCGCTTGGAGTTTTGTTTTGGCCCGCTTCAAATAGTCGGCGGCGGTGTCTCGGCTGACGCCTAACTGATGCGCGATCTCCGCGAGCTGATAACCGTGACTGCGAAGTTCGAGCGCCGAGGTTTCCCGCTCGGTCAATGCCGGTCCCGCCCATTGCTGCGCGCGCAGGCGCGCAAACGCCTTTCCCTTCAGTTCGTCGATGCGCGCGATCGCAATGTGGACCAGCATGCCCAGCAAGTAGAGGTCGAGCGGTGACGGCCTGAGCACACGGGGCGAGGTAATCAAGGCCATCCATTGACGCGCCGGGATATAGACCGCGTCGCTGAAGCCGTGGGCTCGGTAGAGTTTGACGATCGGATCTTGCGTGCGAAGTTTCAGCCGGCGCATGGCTTCGGACAGCAGCACCGGCGCGCTGGTCCGGCGCGCCATTAGCGCAACCAGCGAGGGGCCGTTGCCGTCGCGCATCCATTGTTCGCAAAAGGCGCGGCACGCCGCGCTTGGGCCCGGAAATACCGAAACGCCTAGCACGTAGTTCGCCGCCCGCTCGGCGAGGCGCGGGAGCGCCCACACGGCGCAGACCGAAAGTCCGAACGGCCCGATGAGCTCGTGCAGGCAGGATAGGATTTCCGCCGGGCTGTCGATCGAAGAGACGGCCGGCGCGAGCACCCTGGCGGCTTCGATGAGGCTGCGGCTCACCATTGGTCCGATGGTAGACCATAAAGGGTGCGAAACAACCTTTCCTGAAGGGTGTATTGGCACCCTTTGGTATGGGCTCGACCCCATGATCTCCGCTCGCCAAGTTCGTGCCGGGCGCGCCCTCCTCGGCTGGTCCCAACGCGAGCTCGCCGCGCGGGCCGACATTTCGATCAATGCGCTGATCCGCCTGGAACGCGGGACCGTGCAAACGCGGCCCGACACGTTTGCCGCCGTCGAGACGGTCCTGCGCGCGGCAGGCGTCGTGTTCTTCCAGGGTAACGGCGTTCGCTTGCGCCCGCAGCCGCCCCCGGAATAGCCGCCAGGCCGGCCCGTGGGCGCGCCGCGGGGCCTGCCCGCTAGGTCCATGCCCAGCCGGCCGCTCGGGCGCGTCCTGCGCCAATTGTGAGGGCTGGCAGAGGCCTACAACCTGTAGGCTCGTCCTGTAGGTTAGGCCGGCGGCCCGGGTTAGACAAAAACCGGCCCGCTTTTGTCCAACGGCCGAAGCGCGCGCAAAAGCCCCGTATGGACGCAGAAAGGTGCGAACCTGGGACGCAGTATGGACGCATGGCGCGCGGGCCTTTGAAATATCTAGGCAATTTCCGCAATACGCGGCCCGCGATAGGGCAAAACTGCACGGCTTTGTGAAGCATTGTAGAGCATTGTGCAGTCCGAGTTGTCTTTGTGCCATGCGGATTTCGCTCTATATTACGTAATGGCGCTATCTAGCGCTCAACACCGCTGCCATGGACGCAGCATGGACGCAACAAAGGAGCCCATCGTGCCGAAAGTGCGTAACGCCTCGTTTGAGACCCCCACCGCCCGCCTCAAGAAGGAGCCACGCCGAAAGCCTTACTGGTTTTCGATCGCCCGCCGCGTGGCCCTCGGCTACCGCCGCAACGCCAACGGCGAGGGGTCGTGGTCGGTGCGCGTGACAAACGGCAATGCGCAATGGACGAAACTCATTGCTGCCGCCAACGACTACCGGGAGGCCAACGGCCGCGACGTCCTCGGCTACTATGAGGCAGTCACGCTCGCGCTGACCGTCGCGCAACAGAATGGTGGCGGCGAGGTCGCGCCGACCGACGCCCCGGCGACGCTCGGCGACGCGCTCGATGCCTACCGCGAAGATCTCAAGGTCCGCGGCGGCAATCCGTACAACGCCGAGCGCGTGCGCCGGCTTCTCAACCCGATCTTGTTGGCGCGGCCGGTCATGTTCCTGACCTCGGCCGAGCTCGTCGCCCTGCGCGCCGAGCTCATCCGCAAGAACCGTCCGGCGACGGTCAACCGGTACATCAACAGCCTGCGGGCGGCCTGCGAGCTCGCCATGAAACGGGACCCGCGCATCACGAGCAATCGCGCTTGGAAAGTCGGCTTGGAAAAATTGCCGAACGCGAACGCAGCCCGCGACGACGTGATCCTGCCGGACGACATGGTGCGCAAACTGATCGACGCGGCCTATGAGCTCGACCGCAAGTTTGGAATGATGATCGAGCTCGCCGCCGTGACCGGCGCTCGACTCTCGCAGCTTTCCCGCATCACGGTCGGCGATCTGCAGACCGAGGCTCGGCGCATCGGCGTGCCGGCGTCGAGGAAGGGCAAGGTCACGGGCCGCGACAAGAAGCGGCCGACGGTCGTCCCGATCACGGCGGCGCTCGCCGAAACGCTCGGCAAGGAAGCAGCCGGCCGCGCCAACGGCGAGCCGCTCCTCCTGCGCGCCAATGGCGAGCCATGGACGAGCGGGCCAGGGCATAGCTGGGCGCAACGTCTGCCCTTCCGCGCGATCGCCACACGCTGCGGCCTCGACCCGGACCGCATCACGCTCATCGCGCTGCGCCATTCGTCGATCGTGAGGCAACTGTTGCGCGGGGTCCCGGTGCGGCTCGTCGCGAGCCTGCACGACACGTCGAGCGCCATCATCGACTCGAACTATGCGCGGCATATTTCTAATCACGGGGAAGCCTTGGTCCGCGCGGCGCTCGAAGGCATGGAGCCGCCTCCCGCGCCGAATGTCGTGAAGCTCCGTCGCCGGGCGCGCTAGACGCGCCCTTGGGCGGCCCGTTTCGCCGCGGCCTCGCGCTCTTTGCGCCATCGGGCCGCGGCTTCCTGACTGATCAGCACCTTGGTCCCGACCAGCATTGTTTGCGGCCCGAGCCCTTCGCGCTGCAACTTGAAGTAAAAGCCCTGGCTTAATTGATTTCGCCGGCAGAACTCTTTGATCGAGTACGCGTCGAGATCGCCCGGGTCCTCGGCCTTGCGGCGTTGCACTGGCATTGTTACTTCGCCTCCCGAATTGAAAAAAGGGTGCGCCCGGCAAGCCTTATTTGGGTGGCATTGCGGCTGTGGCCGGGCGCGGGCGGTCGCATCGAGGCCGTGGGTGTCAACCGCTTCTTGGCGACCGCAACTGAAAGAGTGCGCCCGGCAAGGTGTAATTGGGTATCACTCCGCAGATGGCCGGGCGCGGGCGGTCGCACCCTTTGGCTGGGTGTCATCGACAAGCTGGCGACCGCAACTGAATGAGTGCGCCCGGCATCGTTCCTCTGGGTGTCAACGCAGATCTGGCCGGGCGCGCGCGGTCGCATACGTTGCTTGGGTGTCACGCCGACAGTGGCGACCGCGAACTGATGAAGGGTGCGCCCGGCACCAGAATGCTGGGTGTCAGGAACGTACTGGCCGGGCGCGCGCGGTCGCATCGGTCTCGGGGGTGTCAACGTTCGATTGGCGACCGCGAACTGATGAAGGGTGCGCCCGGCATCTGCCGACTGGGTGTCACCACGATCTTGGCCGGGCGCACGCGGTCGCAATGCAGCGCTGGGTGTCATCGCGATACTGGCGACCGCAACTGAATGAGTGCGCCCGGCAATCAGGTGCTGGGTGTCATGAGCAGCATGGCCGGGCGCGGGCGGTCGCAAAGCCGCGATGGGTGTCACCGGATCTCTGGCGACCGCAGTTCTGATCATTGCTCGCTTGCCTCCGCGAGGATGCGATCGGCAGAGTCGAACGCGCGTTGTATGCCGGCGCGCTCGCCCGTGCTGCGATGGATGCGAAACGCCGTTTCGATGAGGCCGATTGCCTCGTCGCGATCGGCAGTGAAGCGGCCGTTGCTGACCGAACGGATGAGGTCGACGAGGAAGCCGGCGTCGGTTGCCGGCGGATCGGGTTCGTCCGCCATCGGGCCTAGTCCTTGATGACGTTGCGATCCGCGAGCGCCCGCGAGAGCTCGCCGATGGCGAGGTCGGCCCGGTCCGCGGCCAAGTTCGCTAGGTCGGCGCGATCGCGCCATAGGGCGATTGCGTGATGCGCGCG